AAATCACATTAGATTTATAGATCCTACTAGGATCAAATATTTTTTCATGCCACAAATTGAATCAAAAAATCAATTAAACTCTGGAGAAATTTACATCAAACCAAAGAAAGGGATGTGTTTGATTTTTCCATCTTGGTTGGAACATGATACTGTTCCAAATGAAAACCCCGAAGATGTTCGTTATAGCATCAGCTTCAATTTATTTTTTAATGGTACATTAGGATTTCCAAATTCTTTGAATAGATTAACAATATGAAAACTGTGATTAAAAGTATTTTGATTGTAGGTGGTGGTTCGTCTGGATGGATGGCAGCATCTGCATTTTATCATCGTTTAGGAAAAGATTGCAAAATATCTTTATTAGAATCTGATACCATTCCTACAGTAGGAGTTGGAGAATCTACAATTATTGGATTTAAAAGATTCGTAAAATTACTTGGATTGAAAGATGAAGAGTGGATGAAAGAATGTAATGCCACCTATAAAACTTCTATCAAATTCATCAACTTCAGGGAAAACCCTGTGGGTGAAATGGACGGTCATGTGTTTCATTATCCATTCGGTATTTTTGATTTTACAGACAAACCTAGAGGGTTAATGTATTGGTTTATCCATAGAGCAAGAAACCCTAATATCAACCCAAATAATTTTGGAGAATTTTTTCACGATTCAGTTTTAATGACTGATCGTAATAAGTTGACCAAAAACGAAGTCCATTCTCTTCGCGGGTTTGATTTAGCTGCAGATACAGCATACCATATGGACGCTGGTCTTTTTGGTAATTTCCTTCGTGACAAGATTTGTCTACCAGCAGGGATGGAGCATTTAAAAGCAAATGTTACTGGATATAAGAAAAACGAAGACGGTTCTATTAAGTGCGTAGAAACAGATAGTCTTGGAGAAATTCACGCCGATCTATTCATTGATTGCACTGGTTTCAAATCATTGCTTTTAGAACAAGCTATGGGCGTCCCGTTTGAAAGTTTCAGCAACCATTTGCATAATGACAGAGCGATAGCAACTGTAATTCCTTATATTGATAAGGATAAAGAAATGGAATGTGTTACCAGTTGCACTGCAATTGATGCTGGGTGGGTGTGGAATATTCCTTTATGGAATCGGATTGGTACAGGGTATGTATATTCTTCTAAATTTGCAACGGAAGAAGAAGCAGAAGAACATTTTCGTAGACACTTAAAGTCTAAAAATATGGTCATCCAAGACGAGAACCGAGCAAACGAAGCTGTTTTCAAACACATTAAAATCAAGCACGGCGTGCACCAGCGCGCGTGGGAGAAAAATGTAGTTGGAATTGGATTGTCTAATGGCTTTATTGAACCGTTAGAATCTACAGGTTTAATGTTAACTCATGAGGGTATCATGAAAATGGTACATACTCTAAAAATGCGCGGAGGAAATGTCACCAAATACGACATTGATATGTTTAATTTTGCATTTCACGAGCAGATTACAGGGTTTAGAAACTTTATCGCTCAGCATTATGCCTTAAGTATGCGCGACGACACCCCATATTGGAAGCATGTGACTGAAACGACATACCTAGAAAATATGGTCAACCACCAATTTAGCCTTGTTGATAATTTCGAGGACGTCGCCCGAAGAATCCATAGATTTAATGTTTTTGGTAACGACATGAGCGGTATTGTCTATATCGCTGCTGGCATGGGATATAATCCACTATACTCCAGAAAAGTCGATTGGTTGGATAGAAAATATCTAGAACCAGCAAATTATGACGATGAAGTCTATCGAACATGGGAATCGCATAAAAAAGAGGCGCTCGAAAAGATTGAAAAAATGCAAACACATTACGAGTTCCTAAAGAATACCATTTATAAATAATTGAATACCCTCATTTTAGGACAATTCAAATGGCAGTAGCGTCAAGAGAACAATTAAAACAATACGCACTTCGTGCACTTGGCGCACCAGTGCTAGAGATCAACGTCGACGATGGTCAATTAGAAGACCGCCTGGATGAAGCTCTAGAATATTGGAACCTGTATCACTATGAAGGCGTAGAACAGATGTATCTGAAGCATAAGATTAATGCTTCTGTGTTAAACGTTACTGGTTCTTCAGTAATCCCAGGGATCGGTACTCATTTAAAAACTCCAAGTGGCGCCACCGCCGAAGTTATTCGTCAATGGGATAAAGAGTCATCATTAACTAATTGGACTGTTAAAAACGTTAATGGTACTTGGAACGTTGGAGACCAAATTTTAGACGCAGATACAAACCTGGGAGTTGGCACTGTTGGCGCTGGAGCTATGACGCTTGGTGAGGTTGATTTAAGATATCTTACTGTTCCAGATTATGTTTATGGCGTAACTAAAGTTCTAAATATCGGACAGGCTTCTTCATCAAAGAACATCTTTGACTTACAATACCAACTTCGTTTAAATGACCTGTACGATCTAACATCCACAAGTATTGTTTATTACAAGACTGTTATGTCTCACCTATCCATGTTAGATTTAGAATTAAATGGTCATCCGCTGTATCGTTTTAACCGTATGCAAAACCGTCTGTACCTAGACGTGAACTGGACAACAGATGTTATCGTCGGTGACTATGTTCTTCTACAAGGATATAGAGCAATCAACCCTGTAGAATTTACAAAGTCTTACGGCGAGCCATGGTTAAAACATTATGTTACAGCGCTGTTTAAAAAACAATGGGCAGTGAACATTAAAAAGTTCTCTGGTATTCAACTACCAGGCGGTGTAACGTTAGACGGCGATAAACTGTACGTCGAAGCTATTAAAGAGATTGATGATTTAGAAGATGAATTAAGAACTAAGTCTGCGCCTCTAGATTTCTTCTTGGGGTGATCAATGGCTACAAATTCATATTTTACTCAGGGTACTACTTCTGAGCAAGACTTAATAGAAGAACTTATCATTGAATCTCTAAAGATATACGGTAAAGATTTCTTATATATCCCAAGATCTCAAGTTTCTGCCGATCACATCTTTGGCGAAGATCGTTTAAGTAAATTTGAACACGCATATCCCATTGAAATGTACTTTGATAACATCAATAGTTTTGCAGGGCAAGGCGCTGTTATTCAAAAGTTTGGCCTTTTGATGGACCAGTCTGCCACTCTAACCGTCGCACGTAAACGATGGACTGATCTAATTGGAGTACACGGCACGACTTATTTACCTAACCGACCAAACGAAGGTGACTTAATTTATTATCCGCTAACAAAGGGATTGTTTGAAATTAAATTTGTGACTCATCAAGATCCATTCTATCAACTTGGTAAACTATATGTGTATAAACTACAAGTTGAATTGTTCCAGTATGCTTCTGAAAGAATTGATACTGGAATTGCAGCAGTAGATGCATTTGAATCACTCAAATCATTTACTACGAATACGACTCGTTCACCATATGGAACTGTTATTAAGATTAATGTGACAAATCAAGGATCTGGTTATGCCACAGCACCAACTGTTACTCTTGTAACTTCTACAGGCAGAGACGCAACTGCAACAGCAGTGCTTGGTTCTGGAACAACTGCTGGTAAAGTGGTTAGTGTAAATGTCACCAATGGTGGTACAGGATATCAAACTGCGCCAGTTGTGCAATTTACTGGAGGTGGCGGATCAAATGCTGCAGCCACTGCAGTTATTGAAGCGGATATTGATAAAGTTGAATCTTATGGCGATAATAATAAATTTAAGATTCAAGCTGCAGATGTTTTATTCAGCGAAGCCAATCCATTCGGTGAAGTAGACAAAACTAGGAATACTGAAATATAATGTTAAACAATCAAGTATTTTATCACGGAACTATTCGTAAGTGCATTGTAGCATTTGGCACTTTATTCAGTGATATCTATATCGATCGCAAATCTGGAGACTCAGTAACAGGAACCACTGTTCAGCGTTTACAGATTCCTCTTGCGTATGCTCCAAAAGAAAAATGGTTAGTTCGTTTGGATGAAGATCCAACTTTAGAAAATCACACATTGACTTCTCTACCGAGAATGTCATTTGAAATTATTGCATACACTTACGATTCATTGCGTAAGATTAATCGTATGCAATATATGAAGAACGATTGTGTTTCACCGAATCCAAATTCTTCAGTATTGGTTAGAACTCCAGTACCATATAACATTGATATGTCTTTGTACATCGTTACAAAGACACAAGAAGACGCTCTGCAAATTATTGAACAGATTTTACCTTGGTTTACCCCAGAATATACAATGACAATTAATGCAGTTGACGAAATGGGTATTAAAATGGATGTACCTGTTGTTCTAAACTCAGTTATTGTTTCTGATGAATTTGAAGGAACATTTCAAGAAAGACGTTTCGTTATTCACACTATTAACTTTCAAATGAAAGCCGCAATGTTTGGTCCTGTTTCTGATCAGAAAATTATTCTTGATAGCCAGGCAAATATGTCAGTTACTGATATTAATAGCCCAGACGGCACGTTCAGAGCTACAGGCGAGATTGACGAAGCTGGTAACAAAATTATTACATCTGAGAGTTGGATAGACGAACTTTAAAATATGGCTGAAATTTATAATAGTAATGTTAACTTGAAAGCGGCTGGGGTAGCAGTAGAGTTTACCCCAGACCAAATTCAAGAATACATTAAATGCGCACAAGACCCTATCTACTTTATTGAGAACTATTGTTACATTGTAACCCTAGACCATGGTCTACAGAAATTTAATCTGTACGATTGTCAAAGAAAAAAGATAGATGTAATACACAGTAACCGTCGCGTTATTCTTATGGAAGGTCGTCAGCAAGGTAAGACGACAACTTCCGCTGCATATATCCTTTGGTACACTCTATTCCAGTCTAACAAAAACGTTGCCATTCTAGCTAACAAAGCTGCAGCTGCCCGTGAAGTTCTTGACCGTTATCAAACGATGTATGAGAACTTACCAAAGTGGATGCAACAAGGTGTCACTGGTTGGAACAAGGGTGACATTGAACTGGAAAACGGTTCAAAGGTATTCACCGCTGCAACTGGTAAATCTGGTATCCGTGGTAAGTCCGTTAACATGCTGTATGTCGACGAAGCTGCGATTATTCCAAACAACGTTGCTGAAGAATTCTTCACTGCCGTTTACCCAACTATTTCTGCTGGTCAAACTACCAAGATTCTTCTATCTTCTACTCCACTAGGTTATAACCACTTCTGGCGTTTCTGGAACGATGCTGAAAAGGGTCGTAATGGTTTTGTACCATTGTTTATCCCATACTGGGAAATTCCAGGTCGAGACGAAGCCTGGGCTGAAGAACAACGAAAGATGCTGGGTGAACTCAAGTTCAACCAAGAGGTTCTATGTAACTTCTTGGGTTCGAGCTTAACCCTAATTCGTTCTGACGTTATTGCCAAAATGTCAGTTGATCAGCCATTACATAGTAAAGATGGTCTAGACGTCTTTGAACGCCCTCAAAAGAATCACACATATTGCGGAATTATTGACATTGCCCAGGGCGTGGAGGGAGACTATTCAACTATTCAAATGATTGATATTACGGAAACACCGTATAGGATAGTTGCAAAATATAGGAAGAATGATATAACTCCTCTTCTATTCCCGACTGTAATATACAAAGTTGCAACCGAGTACAACAACGCATTCGTTCTAATCGAAACAAACGTATCAGATCAGGTAGCACAGATACGTTTGTTTCGATTAGAA